TAGGTTAAATGAAGAGGCAAAAGCAGCGTCTATAGCGGAAAGAGAGAAAATACAATCACATGCTTTTGATAAGCTGATGAACCTTAATTCGTATGAAAGCGTTTCGTATAGTAAAAACGAATATGCTGACATTTTAGATATTTTAGATGGTAACCATGATGGGAATATTGATTATTTAAGCGCGGCACTATTTTTTAGGGATCAAGTTGCCGGTATAGACAACAACGGCAACATATCAATGATTAACATTATCCAAGCACCATCGTTATCTAAAGATCAGATATATATTCAAACTAACTCATGGTTCGTTCACACATTTAATTCAGGAAAATCAGTAATTCAATTAAATGAAAAAGATGCGGGGACTATACTCGCGAAAGGTTATTTGAAAAACATTGCAGAACAGGTCTGATTTGCAATTAGTTATGAAATCAGCGCCTATGTTCTATTTCGGATAGATATTAAAGACGGTCGAGCCCGACTTATTACAACCATCCAAGAATATGAATCAGTAAATAGAGGAGGTGTTGCGGGGGCGATGTCAGGGAATGTTTCGACAACAATGAGCACTTACAAACCGGAAGCGGTTTTCCCTTTTGTTGATGCCGCTGCTGGATTATCCCGGAAAGCTGGGGCCAAAGCGTATTGCGCTTGTTGTATGTATATGATTGCAATGAAGAATCAATTAGAGAAAGCAATTAAAAATGGGATAACAAGCGGAGATGTAGAAGACTGGTAATCTACCATCCTACCAACGCCCGCCCCGACTTTCGCCGGGGCTTTTTTACTCAAAGTATATAATTATTCACTACCTTTGTGCGTTTTTTAGCATGAAATATGTTATATTTGTAACAAAGACCCACTGCTATGCTTGAGACTATATGGAATTGGATCATGCAAAACTACCCTGGCATATTCGCTATGCTGGTGGTTGCGGCCGTTGTATGGACAGTTAGTCGTTGGTATTTTAAGTTTGAGGCAAGAGTAAAAGCGTGTGAAGCTCATGAGCCAGCTATTGAAGAGATAAGAAACGATGTGAAAACCTTGCGTAAGGATATTGACAGCGTTAAAATGGATGTGAAGAGCATCAAAGATTATTTGGTAACAAAAGATCAAAAAGCAATAAACGTTTTAGCGATGAAAAATAGTCCGATGGTTCTCAATGAGAACGGCAAACAAATATTCGATATTATTGTAGGCGATAAATTCCTCGCTGATAATAAGATGCTCTTATTTGAGCGTATTGATAGTAAAAAACCTCGTACTCCGCTGGACGTAGAGATTGCGTCCAAGGAGGTGCTTATAGACCTTTTGAGTAGTCCCATATTCGATGGGATTAAAAATATAGTATACAACTATCCATCTATTCAAATTAAACAAGAGGGCAAAGAAGTTGATTATGCTATCTCCATCTCGGATGTGTGTTTCGTGTTGAGCATCCCACTGCGTGACATGTATTTGGAATCGCATCCTGAAATAAACACACAGGATGACAAAAAGAATGATTAAAACGCAACAGTATAGCGAGCGCATACCCGTTATTTTATATGAGGAGGATAATATCCATTACGCTTATTGCGAGTTTCTTGATATACTCGGATACGGCAATAACGAAGAAGAGGCGAAATGTTCTTTTGAGATCATGCTTGATGAAATATTAAAATATGAAGCAGTAGAAGGAATAAAGAACAATCTGCGGACAATGGGATGTCCTGCGCAGGATTTGATTGACTACATGAATAAATAGCGAGAAGTTCGTTCAACATCAGCCCCGGCCGTATGACCGGGGCTTTTTTGTACCTTTAGAACAATAAACACCACCAAAGTAAGGTTCTCTTATGGAGAAAACACAAACCTTTAGAACAATCCACCCAAGAATAAAAGCCTCAAAAATTAGGAGCGGAATCCATTGTTATTAAAATGCCTGCTCCCACCTTTGCCCTGAGAGATTGTTTTTCATGGCAGAAGGGAAGCTGACGATAAAGCAGGAGAAGTTCTGCAACAAGTACCTCGAGTGCGGCAACGCATCCGAGGCGTACTGCTTTGCATATGGTTGTAAAGGATGGTCGGACGAATCTGTCAACGTAGCTGCCTCTAAACTGTTAAAAACCGCTAAGGTTTCGCTAAGGGTAAAACAACTTCAAGCCCAATTAGCCGAAAAAGAACTTATCACCAAAGAGGAGCTAATCCGGCTTAATGTATCCATCATTAATGCCGACGTACTCGATTTTGTCGATGCCGATATGGTTGATATGAAAACCGAATATGGCGTACGGCAGGTTGCGTCTATTTCTTTCCAAGACCTTAAATCTCTTCCACCCGAGAAACGCCGTTTAATTCAATCCATAAAAATAGACCGTTCAGGCAGCCCAGTTGTGGAATTGATGGACAAGAGTAAGGCGATAGAAACTATTAACCGAATGCTTGGCTACAACGCTCCGGAGAAAACAGCCAACACCGACACCAAGGGTAATGATATTTCGCAGCCCACATTCAACACAGATAGGTTCTTCCAACTTATGCAAACGATCAGAGGCAATGACTGATTATTCCAGTGTAGGCGACTTCTTGTTGAAGGAAGGGTGTTTGGCATTTACGGCTGTAATGTTCGAGGCTGTGAACAAACAACCTTTTCGGATTGCGCCCCATCATCGAATAATATGCCATAAACTCGACCAGGTACTGCGCGGAGAGCATCCAACCAATCGGTTAATGTTTAATATTCCGCCACGGCACTCTAAAACAGAATTGGCGGTTGTATCTTTTTCTGCATTGGGTTTTGCACTCAATCCTCGATCTGAGTTTATGCATCTTTCGAGTAGCGATCAGCTCACGACCCGGAATGTTACGAACATACGAAGGATCATGGAGGATCCCAATTACCGCGCATTCTTCCCAAATGTCGAACTGTCCAACAATGCCAAAGGAAGTATATCCACCTCAAGCGGGGGCGTAATGTATGCGGCTCCCTTTATGGGTCAAATAACAGGGTTTGGATGCGGTAAACTGGGAGCACAAGAATTCAGCGGTGCAATGAGTATTGACGACCCAATGAAGGCTCAGGATAGCTACTCCAGTACTACCAAAGAGCGCATTGGCGAACTGTGGACTTCTACATTCAAGAACCGTCTTAATGACGTTCGCACCCCGGTCATTGTAACAGCTCAAAGGCTCGCTCCAGATGATTTTTGCGGGTACTTATTGCAGCTTGAAGGCACGATAGAGGAAGGTGGAGAATGGGATGTTGTCAAATTCCCCGCAATCTTAGATGCAGGGCTGCCTACCGAGCGTGCACTTTGGGAGGATCGGTTCGCGCTTGATAAATTAAAGCGATACCAAGAAGCGGATCCCTTCATATTTGAGACCCAGTACATGCAGAATCCCAAGCCTCTTGAGGGATTAATGTATCGTGAATTCCGAACATACGACGTTATCCCCTACTCCAAAGATTGCACGCATAAGAATTACACCGATACAGCAGATACGGGAAGCGACTATCTATGTTCGATATGTTACGACGAATTACCCGAGGGAAATTATGTGACCGATGTGCTCTACACAAAAAAGCCCATGGAGTATACCGAGCCCAAAACAGCCGAGATGCTCGCCAAAAACAACACCGAATGGGCAAACATTGAAAGCAACAACGGGGGCCGTGGCTTCGCGCGCAATGTAGAACGCATCTTACGGCAAATGAATATTACTCATACCACAATCAGCTGTTTCTCCCAAACAGACAATAAGCAGGTGCGCATATTTACCAAGTCGGCAGACGTCAACAACATGACATTTTTCCCGACAAATTGGGACAAAAGATGGCCGGAATTCTATCAGGCCATTATGGGATACATGAAGGAAGGGGGCAATGCGCATGACGATGCCCCCGATGCGCTGACCGGATGCTTTGAAAAGCGCAGCACACCGATACAAGACGATGATTTAAGTGATATTAATATTTGGTAAACAATGAACTTTTTAGACCGCCTTTTTACTTTTTTCCAAAATAAAACGCTCAATGCCTTGGGGGTTGAGAGGGATTTAATGGAGCTTATCAAGGCAAAAGACATTAGCCAGGCGATGTCTTTAATGGAAGATCATGACGAAGAAGCAATGCAGGCAATACGGGAGTATAATCCGGAACTTCACGCCATAATGAAGCGCCCGAATAAATCAAGAAAGGGACAGGAAGATTACCGCACGGAGAAATTGCCCCGTACTCGTCAACGCTATATAAATGAGGTAGAATTATTCTTTTTACTGGGTAACCCTATCAAGTGGCGCTTATCCGATGAATCGGGAGATCCGGATGCTTATGCCGCATACAGGCAATTCCTCCGCGATTTAAGGTTTGACAGTAATATGAGACAGGCAAAGCGACTGGCTGGATGCGAAAGGCAGAGTGCTAAATTGTACCATATATACAGAAATGATACTACGGGACTTCCTGAGGTTAAAGTGGTCGTACTTTCCATGTCTAAGGGATACAGCCTTCGCCCCATGTTCGACCAATATGGTAATATGTTGGCATTCGGGTGTGGATATTATCTCAAAGAAGGATCGCGCACAGTAGAGCACTTTGACATCCACACACCAGCTTTCATATTTCGAGGTAAAAAGTCCAAGATAGGATGGGATGTTGCCCCAATTATCAACCCATCAGGTAAAATAAATATTATTTATTATCCACAGGAAACGGCATGGGATGGATTGCAGCCCCGAATTGATCGGGAAGAAATTATCGATTCAAAAACAGCAGACACCAACAATTACTTTGCGGATCCAATGTACATTGCCACCGCAGAGGTTATTAGAAATCTTCCCAAAGCTGATTCTCCCGGAAAGGGGATCAAGCTGTCAAGCAAAGATGATCGGTTTGAATATCTTAATCCACCTATGTCGTCTGAAACGAGGCAGCAGGAAAAGTCGGATTTAAAAGAATCTATACTTTTCGATACGTTCACTCCCGAATTCACGCCCGAAAAGATGGTGGGATTGGGTACCTTATCCGGCGAGGCAATCAAGCGAGCGATGGTTCTTGGGTATATAAAACGTGATAATCGAAAAGAGATATACGACGAACTCGTCGACCGGGAAAAGAACCTAATATTGGCGATTATGATGAATGTAACTCATATCCATATGAGAGACAAACTCGCCACCCTCAAGATCGAACATGAATTTTCGGAGCCCTTCAACGAAGATATTACTGCAAGGTGGCAATCCATAGGGAAGGCCTATAATGATGGTATCCTATCTCTTGAGGAATCAGTAAAATTAATGGGAGTGTCCGACAACTACCAAGAAGAGATCGAACGGATAAGGAAGAATAAAGAATCAAGCGTTTCAGGCGCATCTCAAAAAGGCGAAGAAACAAACCTTTTGACTAATTACACCCAAAATAAGAGTATCGCGCCTCAGCAAGAATAAAACCATTAGAACAAAAACAAAAATATTATCCTTATCCATTGTTATTAAAATGCCCGTCGAAATCTTTGCAACAGAGATTAATTAAAAGAATATGAAAGAAAAACTTTTAGCACTGCTCCAAACCAAATTTCCGGGGGTGGACAATGCGATCCTCGACCGAATCGCAACGAAGAAGTCAGAGAATGTAACGGACGAAGCGCAATTACCTACCATAGCAGAGGGGATTGGCTTTCAGGACGTGTTAACCAGCTACGGCGACTACCGTGCAGGGGATGCGCAGCAGACCGCAGTCAAGAACTACGAGAAGCGGCATAACCTCAAAGACGGGAAGCCTATCGAGCAACCTGCCACAGGGGGGCGGCAGGCGAATACTCCTCCCAGTAGCGAAGAGCCCGAATGGTTTAAAGCCTACAAACGCCAGCAAGAAGAGCGTGAAAATGCTGTAAAAGCAAAGTACGACGCCTTGGAAGCAGCACGTGTAAAGGCCGAACGAGACGGACTTATTCGCTCAGCAGCTAAAGCGGCAAACATCAATGAATCGGCGTTGGACGACATTCTCGGGCTCGCTTCCGCGATGAACGAGGAAAAGCCGGACGAAATGAATATCAAAGAAAAGTTCGCGGCTATACAGACGCGATTCGTTGCCGCAGGGCTTGAGGGGCAGAAAACGGCATTCCCCCTCTCCACATCTGAGGCTCAAAGCAAAGAAGAGGCCAAAATGTGGGCTGAAAATCTGCCGGATGCAAAATAAAAACAGCAACAAACATGGCTATTAAATTCGAAAAGACACAAGTTAAGGGCGGGTTTCCGGTATTCTGGCGCGGGGAGTGCGAAGTGCTGCCGGGTGATTTCGCCTTGAAGGGCACTTATCCGGAAGGCACGATACTCAAGGAAGGGACGCCCCTCAAACTCGATTTCGAGAACATGCAATGCACGATCTGCAAATCCGCTCGGATTGTCGAAGGAGGCACCACAACCAAGCCGCGTGTCGTGAAAGGCTCTCTGTTCCAAATCAACGATACCATCAAGGTTGGCGAATCCTCCGGCACAGTAAAGGGCATCAGCACTACCAATGAATCCTACGATGAAATCACCCTTAGCGCAGCAATGACCGAAGCCGTTGCCGGGGCCGATCTGCTTGGCGGGGACGAAATGCCGGATGCAGTTATCGAAACGACCAAGAAATATACTACCACAAATGGGTTCCCTACGGTTTCGGCAGCTTACGGCGCCCGGATTCTCAAGGATGTGGTATATCCTATCCCGGCTGCATGGTTGCAAGGTTTCAGCCTGAAAAACAACCATGAAATAAAGTACATCAGACAGTAAAAGGCAGGTAAACAATGAGTGAAGTATATTATTCTTCTATTTTCAGCGAGCTGACCAAGCAGGTGCAAGCTCGCATCGACGCAGCATCTGAACTGCGCAAGCGCTTGTTCGACCAAAATGTCTACGAGCGTTTTTTGGAGTGGGACACCCCCATGGTAGGGTTCAATTTCGAAGAGATCATCGGCTCGTACAATCTGAGCGTGGCAGCCGCCACCTTGGATTCGAAAGGCAAGGAGCCCATTATAGGATCTGAAGGCCTGGCTACAATAGCCAAGAAAGTCCTCATTCACCAAATGACCCTACCGATGCCCATTGAAGACTATCGGAAGGTACTTCAGCTGCTGGATTCACGCATGATCTCAGATCAGGCAAAGAAACAGCAACTCGTAAACCTCATGTGGGGCGGCGTTGAACGGGTCGTAGAATCCGTACAGGCCAAAATAGATATCATCTTCCTGGGTGCCCTCTCGAACAAAGGGGTATTTTCATTCACTCAGGAAAACAACCCCGAAGGAGGTGTGCGAGGCAATATCGACTATGGCATGCCGCAAGAAAACATCGCCACAGCAGATACACAGTGGACGGAGGGCAACATCGACACGGTCGATGTATTCGAGGATATCCAAGGCGTTGTCGATGCAGCTCAGGAGAAGGTGACCTTCGACCGCATCCTTCTGGATCAAAAGCGGCTTTCGTACATCTTGCGCAGCAAGAAGATGAAGCAAGTCATCTTCGGCACGGACAAATCATCGTCCCCTCTTCTGCTGGCCTCCCTGAACGAGTTTATGCGATCGAACGGCCTGCCCGTATTCGAGGTGATCCGACGGATGACGCGCATTCAGGACAACGGCAAGATCCGCGAATACAAACCATGGAACGACAAGAGCCTCGTATTCGTGCCGGAGGGTCGTCTCGGCGTCATCAAAAACGCTTACGCGGATAACGAACTTCGCCCCGAGCCGGGAGTTGCCTACTCCAACTACGGACGCATCCGCATCTCGCAGTGGGGCAAAGGCGAGACGGACAACTCGAACGGCGTGGAGTTTACGAAAGCACAATCTATTTCGCTGCCCGTCATTACCGAGATCAACGGTATTTACTCGCTGAGTGTAGAATCGTAGAAGTGCATGACGGTCGCAGAATGCATACATCAGGAGTTCAGCATGGTCGGAACCATCTCCGACTATGGCGTTCGCCGCTTCGCCAGGGAATGGGGTTACGATCCCAACTCCCTGGCGGGTAGCGACCATCAGCAACAACTAATCGCCAAGCGCGTATCTGAGTTCATCGACAGCCTGATAATGCACCCTCTGTCGGTAAGCGAAAACGGGCATTCGGCGTCCTGGTCTGAAAGCGCCATGAAGCAACGGGCACAACTGATGCTTCGGCAATATGGCATCACGCCCGGCGAAGAATTGAGCAGCTCTATTGGCCTGTCCTCGATAAAGGATGCTTCGAACTTGTGGTAATATGTATTTCGCGCCCCACATACTCTATTTGAGGAACGATCCTCCCAAACAATACGACGAACTGGGACGTCCGATAGCTATGTCCGAAAGTGATGCATGGCAGGAAATAGGTGATTGTCGTTGCGACGACGACACAACCGTCCGCCTTGTATCAGAGAACGGGGAGCTACACCAATCGAAATACCACGTCGTATACGAAGGGAGAGGAGTGCCCAAAGGAGGCTACGTGAAGTGCATAGACAAGGCGACCGGCACGGTACGGGGCGAAGGCTCTGTGGCAATAGCCAAGGTAAACAACTATTTCAACGCTTCAGACCTTTGGATATGATTACAACAGGAGACGCGCGCAACATACTGTTCTCAGCGTGTAAGGGGTTTGGGATAAAAGACATGCACACGTCATGGGCTATCCCTGTAGGGAAAGTCAATAGAGAGCGCATCGTCGTTATCACACCGCCCGAGCAGACGCCGGATACGTATTGGGAAAATTGCTTTGTAGCTGTCAACCTGTGCGTCCCTGACATCAAGGGAGAAGCGAACCTCAGACGGCTGGACGAACTCGAACGGGCAGCCAAGACGAGATTTAAGGAATGGACATACGGCACTTATGACGGATCCGCATACAGGTACAGGTATGAGAACATCGGCCGCGAAGAAGATGTGAACCTCGGATGCCACTATATCTACATCAGAGTACTATTCAGAGTATTAAACATTAAAAACAACTAAAACAATGGCAAAAGTAATAGCAGTAGGAATCAAGAAGCTGTATTATACAGACCCCGCGAAGGTCACAGGAGATCTTACGGGCACCATGCTGGGAACCATCATTAAAGATCCCGCCACGAAACAGGTGGAAAACATCCACCAAGACACATGGAGCATCGAAGAGGAGGAGCCGTCTACCACGGAGTACAGGAATCAACTCACCAATGGCGTATATCGCCAAGACACCGAAATGGGGAACATCCAGATGTCGTTCACTATCGGCCAATACGACTATGAAACCAAGGCAGCCTTCATGGGCGGCACTGGATCAGAGACGTCATGGAAGCGTGCGCGAGGCGTCACGCGCATTGAAAAATGCATGATCGCCATGACGGAGGACAACCAGTATTGCGTCTTTCCGAAAGCCTCGGTTATCGCCCGCAACACCAACAATGATGGCGCCGTAGGTATCGGTGTAGCAGCTGCCGCCCTGGAGCCCGACAATGCGGCGGTCTCGTCGGAATATTGGTTCGATTCTTCGGAGGTGGACACCGAATAAGAGCCTCTTAGTCATCAGTAGCCAAGGGGTGGGAGGCGTGTGCCCCTCACCCCTACTTATTAAAAACAATCTTATGAAATTGGAATTTATAAGTATCCGCATCGCATCGAAAGGATACACTGTATACAAGATGTCCCCCATGACGGCAACGCGCATCATGACGGCGCGGGACGTTAACAAAGATCCGGACGAGAGTAAGGCGTGTATATCGGCAATGGCATACAGTATAGCCCTGGCCATCGCAGGTAGCCGTAACATATTCGCGGGCATCAGGGCGTGGTTTTTACGCCGCAGATTCATGAAACGGGGCACATTCAACGAGTTGTTCGACTGTTACCAGAAAATACTACTGATGATACCCCTTGAGGACATTGCCTCGGTTGCTGCCGTAATGGAGGGATTGTCCGCAACAATATCCAAAGATCATGAGTAAATCGGCGGATATTGTCGCCAGATCATTGTTGAATACGCATCATGTGTCGGTAAAGCTCGGGGTACTTAAATTCCGGATATACCAACCGTTTGTGAAAGATTTGGCAAGGGCATTCGCCGGAGGGAAAATAGACGTTTCGATCTCCGGAAGGCAAAAATATTCCATGGAAACAATATCCAAGCTGCTTTTTCGGCGCTCATGGTGCCAGAAACTATTCCTGTGGTACGCCAAACGGTATGCCACCTATGAAGATATTTCCGCTGCGACCATGAAAATAGCCGACATCGTATCGGGCAAAGACTTATTCGATTCGGTGAAGATCGACAAAACACGCCGGAAAACAGTGTCTGAAACCGTCGGGAATAATACGATAACGGGCATTATTGCAACGATGATGGATCAATTGAACATCTCCTACAACGAAGCCTTCCAAGGCATAAACTACCCTACCATGCTCCTCATGATGACCGACAAGGTGCGCACGCTCGTAGGAGACGAAGAAAAAATAGTGCGGGGATCGGGCGCTGATATGGCCCGGAGAAGAAGCAATAAGAAAATAGGCGATAAAGAGCAACAATGAGCGCATTATCATTCAAAATAAACGCGGAAACCGATAAACTCAAGAGTTTTATCACCATGCTTGAGCGGTTGCGGCAGGTGCTGTCCGAGATTCCGGACAGCACAAAGGAATTCGACGTCATAAACCGTAAAATTGGCGAGATGGAGGCGCGTGTTGAGCAATCCATGCGCAAAATCGCCCAGATGGAGCAGCAGGCAATGGATGCGGCGTCCAAGGCT